TTTACGCCTTACGTCATTGAGCAAACCACTCAGCGTGATGCCTTCCTGGCTTCCGGTGTGGTGCAGCCTATGGCGGAGCTGAATGCCACTGAGGGCGGTGATTTCATCAACGTTCCCTTCTGGAAAGCAAACCTTTCCGGTGACTTCGAGGTGCTGTCTGATAGCACCAGCCTGACCCCTGGCAAAATCACTGCTGACAAGCAGATCGGTGTGATCCTGCACCGTGGTCGCGCCTTTGAGGCTCGTGACCTTGCAGCACTTGCTGCTGGTTCTGATCCCATGGCTGCTATCGGCGCCAAGATCGCTGATTATGTCGCTAACCAGCGTCAGAAAGATCTGCTGTCCTGCCTGACCGGCGTGTTCGGCAGCCTGAACGCCAACACCAGCAGCTCGGCTTTCTTCGATCTTTGCATCGATTCTGAGTCTGGTGATACCCCCACCGCCCTGAGCCCCCGTCACGTTGCTGAAGCCCGCGCCATCCTTGGCGATCAGGGCGACAAACTGACTGCGGTTGCTATGCACTCCAAGGTCTACTACGACCTGGTTGAGCGCAAGGCGATTGATTACGTCAGCACCGCTGAAGCTCGTGGCACTTCCACCACACAATCTGGTGGTTCGCTGGTTGCTGCTTACGGCGGTGACGTGACCGTGCCGACCTACATGGGTCTGCGCGTGATCGTGTCTGACGACGTGCCCACCACTGGTTCCGGTGGCAGCACTGAGTACGGCACCTTCTTCTTCACCGCAGGTGCAGTTGCATCGGGCGAACAGCTCGCAATGCAAACTGAAACCGACCGTGACATCCTCGCCAAGAGCGATGCCATGTCGATTGACCTCCACTACTGCTACCACCCCGTTGGTGCTAAGTGGGGCGTGACCACTGTTAACCCGACTCGCGCTCAGCTTGAAACGGTTGGCAACTGGTCCAAGGTGTACGAGCTGAAGAACATCGGCATCGTGCGCGCAACCAACGTCTCGAATATGGATTGAGGTAATTAACCATGGCATCCGTATTTGAAACTGTCGCCGGTAAGGCGATTGGCTATACCAGCGGTGGGGCGGTTACCCAAGCCACCAGCAAGTCCACTGGCGTCACGCTGAATAAGCCCTGTGGCGCTATCACCATGCACAACGCTTCGCTGGCTGGCGATGCTGAGGTCTCCTTCACGGTGACCAACAGCGAAGTCGCTGCGACTGATGTGGTGCTGGTTTCGGCGAAGTCTGGTGCTACCACTGGTAAGTATTTGCCTTTCGTGACCGCAACTGCCGCCGGCAGCTTTGAGATCACTGTTTCCAACGTCGGTTCTACCGCCGGTGAAGCTGTGGTGCTCAACTTTGCCGTAATCAAGGCTGCTGCTGCCTGATGGGACTGTTCGCCTTCCGGCGACGCCAGGAACGTGAGGCTGCTTCTAAAGAGGCAGCCTCTTTTCCTATTGCGGAGCCCACTCCTAAACTTGAAATGACGGAGCCACCCAACGATGGCAGTAGTAATCAACGCAACCGTAGGGTCGGCAAGCGCAAACAGTTACCTGACGCTGGCTGACGCACAAGCCATCATTGATGGTTTTGTGCAAGATCCAGACGTTCAGCACTGGAACAGTGGCAACACTGATAGTCGTAACCGCGCTTTGTTTACGGCAACTCAACGACTAGATCGTGAACGATTTTTAGGTGCTCGTGCCACAGATACGCAAGCATTGCAGTGGCCGCGTACTGGTGTGCGGAAGCCTGACACCTACATCAATACCTATGCCGTAGGTTTCCCATTTCGCATCACGACGGACTATTACACCGACACCGAAATCCCACAGCAAATCAAATACGCGCAGGCACTGCTTGCTGTGTACCTACACAACAACACCAGCGGATTAGGGCTGAGCGGACTGGAAGATTACAAAAACGTCAAGATCGGCAGCCTTGACGTAACACCTAACCTTGGCTTTGGAGCCGTAGGCGCTGACCGTGTGCCGCCGTTGTACGAGCGGTATTTGACCGGGCTTAGAATTAGTGGACCAGGCAACTTTGCTATTCGCCGGAGCTGACCAATGGGCTACATGTATCCCGGTGCTGAATTTATCGACGACACCGCAGCACATACAGGACGCTTCGGCAAGATCGTTGCCCTTGAAGATTCTGTGATCGCCAGCCTGACCGCTCAGGACTGGACAGGTAACACCCTTAGCGCAATCCCCTTTAAGGCAAGCACTGAAATTGAGGGCGTGTTTACCAGTATCACGCTGACCAGCGGCACTGTGGTCGCCTATCGCCTGTGACGCTTGCTAACTCGCTACGGTCAGTCGCCAGCAAGCTGATGAGCAAGTTTGGTGGTGACGTGACGATTCGCAGTGTCACGACTGGTGCTTACAACACAACCACAGGCACCGTCACAGAAACCACCAGTGACGTTGGTGTTAAGGGCATTCTTGAAGATGTCAACTTGCGCGAGGTTAATGATCTAATTCAGGCAACGGATAAACGCTTGATTGTCGCAGCGTTCGATTTGAATGGCACAGTACCTAAGACTTCTGATGAGGTCATCATTAGCGGCACCACTTACCAAATCATCACGATTGCAACGATTGAGCAAGACAACACGCCGATCACTTACGAGCTGATCTTGAGGGCATAATGGCACGTGAAATCAAGGTTGGTGATATTGGCAACTACGCTGAGCAGCAGTTTGAAAAGCTGTTACGTGTTGCTGTGCTGGAGACTGACAGCAGACTCAAGCAGGCAAGCCCTGTTGATACCGGGCGTTTTCGTGTTAGCTGGCAGGTAGGTGAAAACAGTGCTGGTGGCGGTGAAAAGCCGGAAGGCACATACGCAGGCATCCCTCCAATCGAGCGCATTGGCTACCAGCAAGAAAAGCTAGGTAATGTCTACAGCGTGCACAACAATCTGCCGTATGCCGAGCCTCTTGCTAATGGCAGCAGCAAACAAGCGCCTGCAGGATGGGTGCAAGGCGTCGCCAAAGACATCCAAAGCTTTGTGCGCGTCAATGCAGACCGCATTGGGAGGGAATCATGAGCAGCACCTACAACGACGTTCGCGCCGCGATTGAAGGGCGCATTAATACGGAGATGGCGTTATCGCCCGCCTATCCAGTCAGCTATCAAAACGTGCCGTTTACGCCGCCGAACAACACGCCATGGGTGCAGGTGTTCATTCGCTTTGGCGATAACAGCTATGCCACGCTGCTACCGACTGGCGGCGTTGGATTCAACCGCCAAACCGGTACGCTAGTGGTCAACGTCTTTACGCCACAAGGGCAAGGCACTGCAGCAAACTTCACCATTGCAGAGCGCATCAAAGATAAATTTGACCGCGCCAAGTTCAGCAGCATCATCTTTGACGCGGCATCAGGGCCAGCTCAAGTAACACCAGCGGCGCCTGAGCCTTACTTTCAGACTCAGCTAACTGCTACGTTTGAGGCGTATCTAGACTGACGGTAGCCAATACCGTTCATAACATGGCTGTCACTGTTTTGTCCGGTACGTCCGGCGCCCTTTACTACAAGCCCGCTGGCACCACCGGTACTTTCGGTGAAGCTGGCGTCAATACAACGACCGAAACCATTACTGTTGAGCCTTATCTCAACTTCAAGGTTGGCGATCCCGTTAAGTTTAAGGTTGTCAACAGCCAAACCGGCGGCGCTGGCAGCGGTACTCTTCCGGCTCCTTTAGATGCCGGCACTACCTATTACGTGATTGCCTACACCGCCAGCTCTGGTGCGCTGCAGGTATCTACTTCCGCTGGTGGTGCTGCTGTAAATCTGTCTGACGACGGTACTGCTGCTACACCCAACGAATTTGAGGTGTACTACGCCGACTATGCGGCAGTCGGGCAAGTGCAATCCTGGTCGTTTGAAATCAGCCGCGCTGAGATCGATGTCACCACCATTGGCCAAACCGCCGGTCAGTACGCACCCTTCCGTGCCTACATCCCTGGATTTGCTGATGGCAACGGCACTGCAACGATCTACGTTACGAACGAAGACAGCGCCCTGTCTAACCGCATGGTTGAAGACGTGCTGCAGCGCCAGCAAGTTGGTTGCGCTTTCAAGCTGTACACCGACAAGCAAAGCTCTGAAGCCCTCAGCCGCTCCATCGCCATGGATGCTGTGCTGCTGACCGCC